TTATCCCATGGAGCTCACGTTTATAAATCCTTTAATAAGTGCAAGGGCGTTAATTCTACCAAATTCTATATCTTTAGATGCATGTTCTGGGTTTTCCGATACCAATTTAATAAATGGTTCTCCTTTTTCAGATTTTCTGATATATTTTACAACAACATAGTAATCTCCATCAACTTCATAAGATATAAGATACATTTGACCATAAAATAAATCCTGAATATTTAAAGGCATTTCTTTGTACATGATAATATCTCCAGGCTTTAATATAGGTTGCATTGAATCTCCTACAATTTTAATTGCACCATCACATTTTGGTAAATTGGGAATACTTATAGTATCTATAACATTTTGGTGCTCGTTATTTAAAAACTCCTTTAAGCCTGCTGTTGCGTTAAAATCGTATAATGGAACATCCTGGTGATCAACTTTTTTCTCTGTGTATTTTGGTTTGTGAAGTTGGGTTACTTCCATTTCTGGCTTTTGATCACCTTTATTTGTTTCTTTTAGCATGTTACCACTTCCTGAAAGTAGCCAAGAAGCCGAGAGATTTTCGCATTTTGCAAAAATAAGATCGTAATCAATAGTGTTTCGAGCCTTCCATGTACTAATAGTTGATGGTGAAACACCTAGCAAGTTTGCAAATTGCGAAGCATTACCACCTCCAAAATGCTTAATAATGGCATCTAATCTATCTTTTTTGTTCATATTTATCTCAAAATGCGAATTTTTTAGTCTGTTTTGTTTGCAAAATGCAAATATTTATATATCTTTGCATCGTGTTCAATATACAACACGCTCCAAATATAGTGAAAAATATTGAATTACACATTATAAATATAATAGAAATAATTTTTAATAACAAAAAGGGGGCTTGAAATAGCCCCCAATAATAAAACTAAGAAAAAATGAAAAGAATTATTTGTACAATTTGTCAATTATTGAAATCATGGATTCTTCAGAACCATCAGATTTCTCAAAAACATCATTTGCTCTCGCAATGTGATGTGGAAAGATTACACGAGTTACATCGTATCCTTCAAGGTCTCCCTGGATATAAGCGACATCCATCAACACTTCTAATTGAAAGCATCGGTGAATTATCACTTCTTTCTCAGGAGAATCAAGGTCGGGTTGCGTGCCTAATGAAGAAAGATTTTCTCGTTCGAAACGCCAAAGAAAAAACTTTGCAAGCCAAACCTTGTCGTTTTTCTCTTCATCGTGCGAGAAAAGTGTAGCTAACGATGAAACATAATAATTCCTTAAAGCTTCTAATTGAGCCTTTAATAAAATAACTTCTAAATTCATAATTATATAATTTATTATTCACTACAAAAATACAAAAAAAAATGAAAAGATATATAGTAGTATCAGATACTGAAAGAGATCGTTTGGTGCGTGTTTATAAAGTCAATGCTCGTACGGTGTATAATGCATTGACATATTCAAGCGACAAAGGTCGTGGATTTACAGATACAGCAAAGCGAATTAGAGAAGACGCCTTAAGGCATGGTGGAATTATCATGAATGGCGATTGCGTGGAGATGGAAACTCTTCACTTTCACGATAAAACAATTGTGCAAGTATTTCCTGCAGATAGAGAGATACGCATTAGTGGAGACAAAGCAAGACTTTACAAACAAGGCAAACTAATAAAAGAAATAGAAACCCCACTTATTGCAGAATTGGAAAAGCTTCAAGATGAAATTCGCCCACATTTAAGAGATTATACTAACGTCCAAAGATTATAATAATGATAGAATATTACAACGATAAACTTTGCATCCCTTCAAAAGAGTTAATTGAACGTGGATTGTTAAGTGAGCCAAATTATAAACAGATGGCTGCACGAAAGAAGTTTTGTGTTGTACGAAATGCTCGTGGATTAGGTAATTATGCTTTAGTTGCAGTTGATAGTCTTCCATCTGACATGAAAGAAGCCGTTAGAGAATGGTATCCAAATATTGAAATAACACGCCTTGTGAAATGGATAAAAGATAACTATATCTATGATAGAAACGCTTACAATTTCTATTCAGATGAGGAGTTATGCGGTGCAAAGCTTTCACAAAAGCACATCTTAGAATACACCAACAATGCAAGTGTAATTCAATGTGCAATATCACTTTATAACAATGCAAAAGCACAGCACCAGGTGATGGGTGAAAGATACAACTGGGAGATGATGACACAATGCCTTGATTTGATAAAAAAGGAATTTAACCACACGCTGCCTTCAAGTGTTATTCGATTTAGAAAGAAAGTGAACGAGTTTAAGAAACAAGGCTATAAATGTTTGATAAGTGGCAAATTTGGTAATCAAAACACCAGACGTGTAGACTATAAAACAGAACAGTTGATTCTTGGTTTAGCTATACAGGGCAATCAGCCATTTGCAAAGCAAGTTCATGACATGTATATTTCTTTCGTTTGCGGTGAAATTGAAGCTTTCGATCCAACGACAGGTGAAATGTTTAACCCAGATGAATTTGTCGACAAAAAAGGCGAACCTAAGAAATTGAGCGAAGCAACAATAAACTTCTACATGAATAAGCCTAATAATAAGGTTTTAATTGAACACAAATTGAAGAGCTGGACATCTTTTATGCATGAAAATGCACCACACGTTCATCGTCATGCTCCAGAGTTCTCTCTTTCAAAGGTGAGTTTCGACGATAGAGATTTGCCACGCAAGTTGAAAGATACAAAACTTAGACCAAAAGCATATTACGCTTATGACGTCGCAAGTCAATGTGTTGTAGGATTTGCTTACAATAGATATAAAACAACCGATATCGTAATAGAATGCTTTAGAAGTATGTTTAGGCTGTTAGATAGACACGGCTGGGGTACTCCTGCACAAGTCGAGGTTGAAAATCACTTGATGACACAGTGGAAAGATAACTTCTTAAAAGCCGATGTTATGTTTCCATTCGTGCGCTTCTGTGCTCCTCAAAACTCGCAAGAAAAGTATGCAGAGCCAATGAACGGTGGAAAAAAGAAAGCAGTTGAACACCGCAATCACTTAGGCATTGGACGCTTTTATGGAAAAGGCAAATGGCGTACAGAAAGCAAGAAGATAAGCGATGCAAGTAATGACTCATACGAGGATAAAGAATATTACACTTGGGAGCAGTTGGTGACCGAGGATGCTTACGACGTAATGGAATGGAACAACTCCTTACATCCAAACCAAAAGAAGTACAAAGGAATGACACGCTGGCAAGTGTTTGAGGCAAACATCAATCCTACACTTCAACCAATTAATAAAGCTGTTCTAGCAAGATATATTGGTGAGAAAGTGGAAACGAGCATCAGAAGAAACAGCTATTGCAGGGTTGATCATCAAGACTGGTGGTTAAGTGATACAAGCGTTCTTGAAAAACTTGCGCCAAACAACATGAAGGTGGACGCTTATTACATTCCAGATGAAGAAGGTAAATATAATGAAGTGTTCATTTATCAAAATGACATGTTGGTTGATAAACTAGAGAATTTAGGCACATTCAACACTGCAGATGCAGAGCAAACAGAAGAGGATAAAGCTATCTTCTTGAAACAGCAAAAGAAGATTGCAAGTTTTAGAAAATACCTCAACGACAATTCTATTGCAGATGTGGGTGTGATACGAGAAAAGGAAACTTATATCGAAGATGAGCAAGAACTTGCTGCAGACGTTCAACCTCTGGAGGAAGAAGAAATAACAACGACGGCAGTAACAGACTACAGCAAACTTGCTTTAAGTGACTTTTAAAAATAGCCATGTTTTAAGATAAAATGATTAGTATAATTATTTCGGAGTGCAGTTTGTGAAAATAGCACTTCTTTTAAACAAAAACAAACAACGTTCAAATAACATTTAAACTCTATTTAAATATGATTACAAACGACATAAAAACACGAATTATAGAAGCTATTAAAGCTAATCGTGAAAATTATCCAAGTGACGCAAAACATGCAGCAGCATTAGGTATTAATACTGCAGTGTATAGTGCAGTGAAAAACGGACAAACAGACAAAGTTTTGAGTGATGCTAGTTGGATTGCAATAGCAAGAAGATTAGATGTTGAGTTGCGCTCAAAGATTGAGTGGAAAGCAGCCAAAACACCTACATACCTTTATATAATGGCACAGCTAGAGTTCTCACAGAACTCTTGTACAAGTGGAATTCTGTGTGACATTCCAAACATTGGAAAGACATTTACAGCTCGCCTATACGCTTCAAGCCATAAGAATGCAGTATATATCGATTGCTCACAGGTAAAAACAAAGCTAAAACTAATTAGAAAGATAGCTAAAGAGTTTGGAGTGAATAGTAATGGACGATACAGCGACGTGTACGATGATCTTGTTTTCTACCTTCGCAGTATTGATCAGCCTTTGATTATTTTAGATGAAGCAGGAGATTTGCAATATGAAGCATTCTTAGAACTTAAAGCCTTGTGGAACGCAACTGAACGCTGTTGCGCCTGGTATATGATGGGAGCAGATGGTTTAAAAGAAAAGATAAACCGCTCTATTGAATGCAAGAAAGTAGGTTATACTGAAATGCTTTCACGCTATGGTGATAGATATTCAAAAGTGACACCAGACGATGGAAAAGAAAGAGAAAAATTCTTGAGAGAACAAGCACACATTGTAGCGAAGTTAAACGCACCTGAAGGAACAGATGTGAAAGCAATAGTGTTGAAGACACAAGGAGGCTTAAGGCGTGTTTATACTGAAATAGAAAAATTGAGAACTATCTAAAAGTAAGTGAGATGAAAATATTTGAGATGGAAATCGAAGCAGCCTTAAAAGGCATTCACGCTGAACTTGCAGAAATGAATAAAACAAAGATCATTGATTATGAGCAGCGCAAGTATGAAGTGATGCAAGATATTTATACAAACACCATTGTAAGAATGGTAGTAAAAAAAGATGAGGTTGCAGATACATTTATAGAGAGAGCTTTGATATTTAGCGAAAAGGCTGCAGATAAGTTCATTGAACGCTTAAAAGCTGGAGGTGAAAAAAGATGAGAAAGCAAACCAGACTATACAGTTTAAACGATATATCACAGCGTAAATACAAGACTATAAATTGGGAAGGGCAATGGAAAGAGGCTTTTGGTTGTCCTGCTATTAACGAGACATGGTTTATTTCTGGAGCATCAGCGCAAGGAAAAAGTTCTTTTGTAATGAGACTTGCAAAAAAGCTTTGCGAATATGGAAAAGTTCTTTATGTAAGCGCAGAAGAAGGGATAAGACAATCGTTTCAACGAAGAACAAAGATGTTCAACATGGAAGACGTGAAAGAGCAGTTCTTTGTAATTGTGAATCCTAATATCGAGGCTTTAAAAAGTCGATTAGCAAAACGCAAGAGTCCTCGATTTGTTATTATAGATAGTTTTCAGATGGCAAACTGGACCTATCAAGATGCAATGGAACTAATAGAAACATTTAATAAGAAAAGCTTTATTTTCATTTCGCAAGAATACAAAAGCCGTCCAATGGGAGCAGATGCAGTGCGTTTGAGATATGCTGCAGGTGTGAAGATTCGAGTATCTGGATTTATGGCACTTTGCTCTGGTCGTGAAAAAGAAACTGCAGGCGGTGGCGGTTTTGTCGTATGGGACGAAGGCGCAATTCGATATGGAAATAAAATCGCAGTTGAAAAGAAAAACGAAATAGATAATGAAATAAACAACAACGATGAGTAAAGTAAGTGAAATAATAAATTTAACAACGCCTAGTTGTCCTGGAAATTCTAATCCAATAAGCACTGCAGGTGTTGTATGGCTGAACAAAGATTGCAAGACAGTTGCAAAAGAACAAGTGCTAAGTGAAAATCACTTCTGTAATAAATGCCAGGGCAATGGCTGGTTTTGGTCTCACAACTCATACAATGAACCTGTGAAAGAGCCTTGCTCGATGTGTGGAGGAACTGGTGTACTAGATGCCGTGGTGACAATAGAATGGAAACAACAAATAAATAATAAGTAAAGATGAAAAATATTTTAACGAACATCGCAAGCTGGTTTAGAACTACTTGCGAAAATGAGAAAAAGACAAGAAGAATTGAACTTGAGAATAGAGTTTGCAATGATGCAAAAGTGGCAATTCAAATCACAGAATACAATGGTACTTTGTATGTTTGCCACAACGAGTTGCCTTTGATTCCTGTTGAGAGTTTAAAAAATAGCGTGAATGACACTTTAACTGTTGCACGCCAGGTGTATGTAGACTACAAATTATCGCAATATGAGAGGTAAATTTTATTTTGAAACAAGGTGTGGAAAGAAGCACCCAAAGTGGATTAAGCTACTTGAGCAATATTTTCGCTTTATCACTTCTAAAAGCAATGAAAGTTTTACGTGGATTACACTTTGCGCTGAAATGAACGAGGAACTTCTTGCAATTAAAAAGAGAACAGTTCTGAACGAAAAAACCAATCTCACTGCAGAGATTTGCGAAGATGAAGATGAGTACTCAATTGCAATTAAAAGAAACCAAGTGACAATGGCTGTTATTCGCTTTAGAGAGAATTAGAGAATGAAAAAGGTAAACAACTACAAGTATTTCTACTTTCTTCTTCGCTATATCTATACGGACAAAGAAGAACAAGAAGAATATAAGCGAGCTCTCATTTCACGCATCACCGATGGAAGAACAACCAGCTTAAGAGAGATTGACGATAGAGAGTATTTCACTTTGATAAATCAACTTGAGGACATTGTAGGAATAAAGGATAAGATAAGAAAAGAGCGCAGCGCAACATTAAAGCTTTTGCAAAAAGAGTTCAACGTTGACACAACTAACTGGAATAAAGTCGATGCTATTTGTCTTTCTAAAAGAATTGCAGGAAAGCCCTTCAGGTTTTTAAATATAATGGAGCATGGAGCAGTGAGGCAAAAGTTATATAGCATTCTTTCAAAGGGTGGTTTTAAGGCTCGAAAGAAAGACATCTTGCAAGAACTTCAAATTGTGATCATCAGAGAGAATACAAATAAGAAAAGTAATATTAATAACCAAAACAAGTATAATTAAATGGAAAATAAATCAATGTTAGCAGGCTTGACTGCAGAGGAAAAGAAGCAATTACTAAAAGAGTTGCAGAATGAGGAGAAGCAGGAACGTGTAGGAAAGCGCAACGCTTATGAAGCATTAAGAAAAGAACTACTTCTACAAGTTGAATCAAAGCTATTAGCAGTAGCAACAGATGTAGCACTTTTTAAAGAGTGGTTAAATAAAGAGTGCGAATCCTTTAAGGAGGTGATGAGCGAATACGGACAACTTCGCAAAAGTGAGCAGCGCAACTTTACACTTGTGAATGGCTCTTTCAAATTGGAAGTGTCTTCGAATAGTGTAAAAGGCTTTGATGAACGTGCAAATATCGCAGCAGAAAGACTTGTGAAATACCTCAAGGAGTATGCAAAGAAGACCACCAAAGGCACTGCAGACCCAATGTATCAGCTTGCAATGACGCTCTTAGAGCGCAATAATGCAGGTGATTTGGACTACAAATCAATATCAAAGCTATACGCTTTAGAAGATAAGTTCGACAACGAATATGCAGAAATAATGACGTTATTCAAAGAAAGTAACGTCGTTCAGAAAACAGCACTTAACTACTATTTCTTCCAGTTGAATGATAAGGGCGTTTGGACCAAAATAGAACCATCATTCTGTAGGTTGTAGGCTTTAAAAGGTAAAGTGGGTATTCGTTGGGTAATACCCACTTTTTTATTGTTATAGAAGAATTGGGTATTCGTTGGGTAATACCCAATTTTGCATTATTGCAGAAAAACTATATGTTATTGTTTGGTTTTATAATTCGATTTTGTATATTTGCACCTATGGCAAAAGGTCGAGATAAAGAGCTCATTGAACTTCGAGATAAGAAATTGTTTGAGCGATATTACTACTGGAGCGAAGTGCAACGCCTTCGATTCGACGACACCATCCGCAAACTAGCCTTTGATGAATTCTTTTTAAGCGAAGCAACAACGCTAAGAATTATTAAACGCATGCTTACGGAGGGTGTAACCATTGATGGAAAGACTATAAAAAATAGCCGTTATCAAGGCTTTAGACCTTCACGTCGAACGAAATCGAAGACTTCTGAACCTTCCTTTTTTGCTGAATAGCTTCTGAAATTCTACATGTGTATGTAGATTCGTAAAGTTTTATCCCATGATTTATCGTTGTATATCTACTTGATGTGCGTATCAATGCGCCATCGTTATTTGGACGAAAGCCTTGCAGTGTATTATGCAAGGCTTTTCTTTGTTCCTCACGTTGCATAATTCTATCAATCGTTTTTGAGTTTCTGTGTGTGTCATCATAGCAATCAATGATGAGTTTAACTACAACTGTGCACTCTCCTTCTTGTTTCAATTCTGATAAATTGCTCCATTGACAACTTGATGCATCAATGAGAACTGCAGGATATGTAAGTGGATACATGTCTTTATTTTCATCGTCGATTGCGTCGAGTTGTCCATAATCTTCATCTACCAGAGATAACTGAGGCATCTTCTTATTTATTTCCTCAATGATATTAATAATCATTTCTTCCATATGCTTTTTCTTTTAATTCATTTAATTTCTTATCTATCATTTCTCTTAACTTCTTATTGAGTTCGAAGCTTTCACCGATGAATCTTCGCTGTGGTATTCTTAGCGTTTTTCTTTTTGTAAGTGCTAAACTCATCCACATCTTTGCTTCTGGTGGCATTGTGTCAAAATTCATCTTTGCTTTTTTGCCTTTGCCTTTGCCTTTCTTTTGCCCTGCAATAGAGTAAGCTTTTGCCCAAAAGAACTTCTTCATCTTTGGTGTAACTCTTATCCATGCTCCATCGTTATGGTAGTTTGCGTATGGTTGTGGGTTGTTTATGATAACCGTGCCAGGCAGAACTTGTGAAGAGATACTTCTCATAAGTGTATCAGTTCCAGAAGTCAATGGTTTATATCTGCTTCCATACCTTTGGCGGACGGTTGTAGCCCAAGTTTTGTTGCCGTTGTTGGTAAAACCACCCTGTCTAAAGTTGTTTTTAAAGTGGTTTGTAGCAATAATGGCAGCCTTGCGAGGTAGCTCATTTTGAGCTGCTTTTGTTATCTCTTCAGGGCATTTTGATATGATAAAAGCAATTTCTTTGGGTGATATTGACATTTTTCTTGCATTTTATTTGGATTGTATTTGATTAAGTTGTATCTTTGTGGCGTGAGGGGAGCGTTTAATCCCTGTTGGGACACGTCCCTCATTCTGGCCAGGTTTTTTAACCTGGCTTTTTATGTAATATTATCTTACTATTATCAATACAATAGACTTCTTTAAAAGTTTTATATTGAGAAGTCCCTTTCAATCCTTTGTATTTTTTATATCCTTCATTAAAATTATCTATATTAAAATTATCAAAAGGGAAAAATAATACTGCTATTTCAGCTTCAGATTTAGACGCACAATGTTTTAATGCATTCCGAATATTATTAGGAAGGGCTGTTTCTGCTCCAGCAATTTCAAATTGAAGATCATTCCATGTACCTTCTGTATTTTTTATTTTATACGTTGAGTGATCTTCTTTTTCTAGTATTACTTTGTGTCCATTGTTAAACCCAATTCTTTGCACCGTATTTTCATACCAACCTTTATCTTTATCTAAATTATGCTCCCTATTTGTCGCTTTTAACCCTCCATTGTGCGCATTAAATTCAACATCAAAATATTTATCATTTGATTTTAGGCTTTCATAATCTTGTCGTCTTTGTTTTATAAGATCTTCCTCCTCCTTTGATAATTGCTCATTTATATACTCACACTTATAGCAATCCTTTTCATGGTTATTAAACCATGTCTTCACTTTGTTTTTAAAGCCTCTATTTTTGTAGAAACTACATTGATTGCAGTTTTTTGGAAAATAAGGATGAGTGTCGTTAAACATTTTGCCATCTTTCCCTGGATTATTCTCTAATCCTCTCTGTGCAGGTTCAATTGGTAAATCGTCTAGCACATCATCTGGTGATGCAGGATCATCTGTAGATTCAAGAGAACATTTGCAGTTCCATCTGTCGCCTGGGTGATGTTTGTTCCAAAATGGATGTTCAACAGGTAAGGTTAATTTCTTCTCCCAATAGCCACGATGCACGGCTTCTGCGTCTGGCGAAGTAGTCGGCATCCATTGCAAGTTAGGCATAATGTCTTTGTTTTCTATAAATGAACGCCAATCCGCTGCGTTATGAGCTCGAAGAACAGCCGTGTTATACTCGGTTTTCAGCCACGAACCAACATGATGAGAAGATATAGAAGATATATCTTTCATCCACTTATCAAATGGCTTCAAGTTACCGTTATCGTCTAGTAGTTTTGAAGCCATGCTTTTGCCCATTGCATGTGTTTTAAATGCTGCAAAGACTTCATTTGCATGCTTCACTGCGTCTAAAAAACCTCTATTGTGGTCAATTGAGAATTCGCCTTTGGATAAGCCTTTAGCCGTGGCTTCGTTCATTATCTTTGTAAGCTCCTGCCACATTGTAGGCTCAATGGAATTTTCTACATCGAAACCTCCATATATGGCATTCACGAACTCGTCGAGCACGTCTAAATCGAATTTTACTCCACTATCTATGTTGTCAAAATGTGTATGGCATGAACACTGTTTGCCATAGTAGAGTTCATCAACTAGAAGTCTATAGTGTTGGCTTTTGCCCCTTTTGTTGGGGCTATCCCAAAAAAACGATTTAAACGCTGTTTAAATGACGTTTTATTGTCGTTTGAATTCCCTTTTTCTTCCTCCTCTTTACTATAATTAAGTGCAGCTTTTAACGCTTCTTTTTCTGCGTTCTTTTGCTCTTTTAGTGCGTTGTAATCCTTTGGTTTTTCAATTCCGAAAGTGTCATACAAATAATCGTCGCCGATGGGTAAACCCATATTACTGCACTTCTGAACGATGTCGATTTGCTGTGCAACATCTATTTTGTCTTTTTTCGCATAGACGAACTCTCCACCATCAGTATTAAAACCAAGAGCATTGAAAAGGTCTTTCATCTGATAGTTGAGAATGTCCAAAATAAACTCTCTATCATCTGCGTTCATTTCGTTCTCTTCTTCCTTGTGGACTGTTCCTAATGCTTGAGTTCCTGAACTGCCAACATCTGTTGTTAGGGTGTTTCCTAGAACTCTGATAGATATTTTACCATCCCAGTACTCTGCAAAACTTTTGTAGAGTTCACTTGAACCTGTCTTATTACCTGCTTCAATTAGCGTTAAATCGCTGTCTTTGGGATGAATGTACACGGCATTTGAACCTTGACTTCTTGCGTCTTGTATTAATTTTCTTCTTGCTTGTTCGTCTCCTGCATCATATGTATATTCCCGAATGGGCATACCAAAGATATTGCAGAATCTCGCCCAGTCACCAATATTTCCTTTTTTGTAAAGCACTGCAGGTAGGATTTCAGCAAAGATGCCTAACCCCCTTTCACTACCAATAAAGAGCATGTTTTGGAAGTTCTCAATTGGGAGTCCGTCCATGTCTCCTTGAAAGCGGAGTAGCTTCTTTTTAATTGGGTCGTAGTGTTTTCTGTTGATACTTTCAAAGTGGATGTTTTGGTCCTCTCCTATATATAGCTGTAATAGAGTGAAGCCCCAGAACTCCGATAATATAAGTTCTTTTCTTAACTCTTTAAACCATGGTGAGCGCAGCTGTTTGTTAATGGTGTCGTCTGGCTTTCCATTGCGCTGAAATTCAATGGGTATTTGCGTCACGCCACGTAAGCGTTTTGCCATGACGCCTGAAAGATGCAAATCGAACGCTGCGCTTTCGTACATATCGTACAGCCTTACACGATTTGAATAATCAATGCTTTTAGCAGCGTTGACTGAATTCATGTAAGTTTCAAGGTTAAAATGAAAGAGTTCAGGCATTTGAAGAACAACGTCTGGTTGTCTTAATCCTGGTTGTGAAATATATCCACCTTGTGTAATTTTATTCTTAGTTTTTTTCATAATGATTAATCAAATACTGGTCTAACTTCTTCGCTTTTAATTTGCCAATTTGAGTTGTCTGAAAGTTCATCAGAAGGTAGCAAAGGTGCTCCTTCAACTGTGATGTCGCCTTTCATAACACCCTTAAGCCACGTTGTTGCACGTTCGTACCTGTCTTCTCTAATCTTAGACATCTTGTAGGGGTTGTGCTGGCAAAAAATATGGTAGATTGCAATATCTAGCGCAAACATCAAGATGAGAGGATGTCTCTCTGCCCCTGTCTGTGAAAAAATTGCCTGACAATCATATTTTTTATTGAGGTAGCTTTTCATCTCTGAAATAGCTCTATCCTCACATATTTCTATTATCTGTGGATCATAATCTGACGTGCCTTGTCTTAAAAGGCTATCAAGTATTTCACGATGAATTGAAGCATCGTAATCTTCAAGTGATATAAAGTTCTGCATAACTAAATTGTATAAGGGTTATTTTCGTTTAGTTCGTTGTAACCAATTGTATAAACTGGTTCGAGTTCGTTTGTCTTGGTGTCTGTCATTGTAACACCACCTTCTACAGCATCACATCCGTCTGCAGGATAAGGCATTGAAAGCTCGAAGAGTTTAAACTGATTGATAAGCTCTTGCATGTGAGGATTGTCCTTTTCTTCTTCATTGAAAACGAGAGTACCAAGTCTATCTAAAGGCTCTAAGTTTGCCTCTATACGAGTAGCTTTGTCTGTCTTTTTTCGTGTGTCTTCACGAATAAACAACTGCGTTTTTCGCTTTGCACATTCTTCACGAAGTAGTGGCTTAAAAACCTGTTGATAAAAAGGGTCTTGCAGTTTATTGTTTTCGATATACCAATACACGTTCGTCTTCTTTGCTACATACTTGTCGAGTTCGAAATACCAGCCTATAAAGTTGGCGTTTGTTTCATGTGTAAGGAAACCCTTTATAACATAGTACACGCCTTTAAGCTTACCAATTAGCCACAAGGCTTTGGTAGAACTTCCTTTTTTCTTTGAATCAGAATATGCAGGGTCGCCATACCCAATTAGAAATTGGAACTTTTTTAATGATGGAACTTTGCCATATACAAGATTCTTGAAAATCTTTCCTTCCGATACTGGGTTGTTAAAATACTCTCCCTGTTGCGCTTTAGTGCTAATCTTTGATAGCGTTCTATCTATCTGTTCTTCTGTATTCTTTGCAAGCCATGTACTTTTGCCGTTTTTATCACGAATATTCACAATATCCCAACTATTTGCAAGTTTGCCAGCACGTGTAATACAACAGTCTTTAGCGATGATGTTACCACACCATATAACCAGTGTAGGCTCAGAAATAGAACGTGTAGGATACAAAGCCTTTTCCACCCAATCCCACTTTTTATTCAGTGTTACAGGATTTCTGCAGTCTTCGTCTGTGTCGTAGTCGTCCATGTAGATAACATCAGGACGAATTGCTTCATTACGCATACCACGGGGAGCAGAACCAGCACCAATAGCAATAAACTTAGCACCACAAGTACAAGTGAACTCTCGGTCTGTCCATTGACCTAGCACGGGTTGTTTGCCGTAAAACTGCTGTATACGAGGGTTGCTTTCAAAGTTAATTCTGTAGGGTGTCAGCAAACGCACAGCTGCATCAATAGTAGCAGAAGCAAGTGCAACAAACTTCTTACGCTTAGTTAATGTGAGATACATTAACACGAACATTACAACGGTTGACTTTGCGAGCTCTCTAGACCATGAAAGAACCTCGTACCATTCATCATTCTCAATAAGTCGTTTTATTGCTTTGATGTGAAAGGGTGCAAATTCGTATTTTGCATAACTTGGAAAGAAGTATTTTATCCACTCTACAGGATCTTTCTCCAATCTCTCACGCATTTTGTCAATATCATAGCGAGATAGAGATTCGTCTATGTCTATATTTTTTGCAAGTCCTTTATTGTATTTTTCCCATATAGCAAGGGCTTGCTTATCGGTCCATTTCACCATATTTATTTTTTGTTATTTGCTTGGTCTTTAATAAAGGCGTCAAACAAGTTGTTGAACTCTTTTGCTTTGTCAATGTCGATAGGTCTTAGCCACGATAAAAAACGCATTGCAACGGACACGCAGTCTGGCACTCCAATGTCTGATTCTAGTTTCTTGATAGCACCTGCAATCTTCGCAAGTGCATCGGCTTCTTGTGTCGTTGCAAAGCGTTCACCTGGTGGTCGTGAACTAATGTTATTATTGATTTCGACAATTTGATAACTCCATTGTGAAATGATTTGCTCTGGTGTAATTGTCTTGGACGCTTTTATTTCTTGCCATTTTCCCTTCTCTGCCCATCTTGCAATCGTTTGTCTTGTCGTTCCAACTTTCTCTGCAATTTCTTCTTGTGTATAATTACCATCAAGATATAGTGATTGCGCAATGCTTTTCTTATTTAAACTGTTGTCCTTTCCCATTGTAATTCTTTTAGTAATGTGTAGTGCAAAGTTCATATATTTTTTACTGAAATAAAAACGCTTTATTTATTGTATCTATTTGATTTGCAATGATATACAAACGTGGCGCAACCATGTAAAAGCCGTTTTTTTTATCGAAAAGTGCTCTTTATATTTGCAAAAAATTTACAAACGAAAATGACAAATAGCAGCATTTTTAACACCATCCCAGGTGATGGAGAAATCGCAATTCTTTTATATGGAAATGTCGGTGCAAATCAGCAAGTAGATTCAGAGAGAGTAGTGTCAGAATTACTCGCTTTAGAAAAGATGTACAATAAAATTGATGTACGCATCAACAGTACTGGCGGAGATGTTTTTTCAGGCATGGCGATTTTCAATGCTTTAAGAAACAGCAAGGCTAATATAACAATGTATATAGATGGTGTTGCCGCAAGTATTGCAGGCATTATAGCCTTGTGCGGAAAGCCTCTGTATATGTCGCCATACGCAAAACTCATGCTTCACGCTGTTAGTGCTGGTGCTTATGGTAAGGCTTCGGAACTCAGAGAAACTGCAACACTAGTTGAAAGTTTGCAGAATGACCTTGCGTCAATGATTGCTGGACGTTTAGGACAAAACAAAGAGGAAATTGTCGCTAAATATTTCGATGAAAAAGACCACTGGATTAGCGCACAAGAGGCTTTAGAAATGAAGCTAATAGATGGCATCTATGATATGAAAGGTGAAGATGTTAAAGCATCGACCACCGAGGAAATATACAACTATTTTAATAACAGGCTCGAACAGCCTTTAAATGACAATAAAATGACGTTAAAAGACCACTTGAAGGGTGTTGCTTCATTTGCAAATTTAGCAGATGACAACGCAATTTTAGCTCATATCAATGAGCTTGAGAATGCAGCAACTAAAGTTGAAGCACTTGAGAAAGCAGTTAACACTTACAAAGAGAAGTTAGCTGTTTTGGAGCAGAAAGAAATTACCTCTTTCATTGACAAAGCTATTGCTGAAGGTAAAATTACCAACGAGCAAAAAGAAAGCTTTACAAACCTCATGAACAGTGATAGAAAGAATACAGAAGCATTGATTAACTCAATGAAAGCAAATCCTTTTGTAAAGGCTTCTTCTGTCTTTGCTCCTGAGAACAAGGGTGCAGAAAATATCGCTAATAAGAGTTGGGATGAACTCGACCAAGCAGGCGAGCTTGCAATCCTTCGTGCAGCTTCTCTTGAAACTTTCAAAGCGAAGTACAAAGAGAAGTTTGGAATTGATTATAAGGAGTAAAATCCTCTGTAATACATCTCACCTACATTTACTTATTATTTACTTATTTATTGGTTTAAATTAAAAAGAATTTACAATGGCATTAAACAAAGAAATTTGGCAACAATCGCTGGTCGAAAACTTCTATCCAACGAACTCATTTGCTGAAAAATCAGTAGACGATTCAGTTTACGTTTCAAGTCACAAAGTGCACATTCCTAATGCTGGTGCTCCTTCTGGTGTAAAAAAGAATCGCCAAACTAAGCCTGCATCTGTGAATCAACGCACAGATAACGACTTAGAATACGTAATCGACGAACTCACAACCGATCCAATCTATATTCCAAATATAGATACTGTTGAGTTGTCTTACGATAAGCGCACCAGCATCTTGCAAAATGACAAGTCGCAACTTCAAGAAGTAGCACACGTGAACTTGCTTGAGCGTTGGGGTAAACTTGTTCCAAAGGAGCAGGTAATTCTTACAACAGGCACAAAAGAGCGTGACGCTCACACTTCTGCAACTTCAATTGGAAAGCGCAAGCGCATCTGTAAGGAAGACGTTATCAACTTGATGACGAAATTTGATGCAGACAACATCCCTGAAGGTGATCGCTACTTGCTTTTGGACGCACACATGTACGCTGATCTGCTTGCAGATTTAGCAGATACAGATAAGTGGGCTTTCACAAACTCTGCAGACGTTCAACGAGGCATTGTTGGAAACCTCTATGGTTTCAATATCATGAAGCGTTCAAAAGTTCTTCGTGTGAAGAATGATAAGACCTTACTTCCTTGGGATGAAGCAGGAGAAGCAGGCGAATTAGCAGCAGCACTTGCATGGCATAAGCTTTCTGTTTCACGTGCAATGGGTGAAGTGAAGATGTTCGATTCTGAAAATAACCCACTTTACTATGGCGACATCTACTCATTCTTGCTTCGTACTGGCGGTTCAGTTCGCAGATACGACAAGAAAGGTATTTACTTGCTAGCTGAAGCATCTAAATAAAAGGAGGAGTGAATATGTTACCTAGAATCAAAATTCAATTTCTTAATGGTCAATTAGGCATTGTCGGGGATTCGCCCGACGGCTTATTTGGCCTCGTTTGCGCAGCTGTAGCAGTTGCAGAAACTTTCAAACTTGACACTTCATATAGCATTCATTCGCTAGGTGACTTGAAAAAGTTAGGTGTTACCGCTGAAAATAACCCACGCTTATTTAAGCATGTTGAAGACTTCTACAACGAAGTTCCAGAAGGTACAAAGGTGATTGTATTTGGCGTGGATAAAACCAAAACATTCACTGAGCTTTGCGATAAAGAAAGCGGTGTAATTAGAGAGTTGATCACCTCTGAAAATGGTGCTCTTCGAGGCATCTTTGTAGCTGGTGATGGTCGAGAAGCAACAGCCACAACGCAAGGTCTTGATGAAGACGTTTTTACAGCTTTACCAAAGGCGCAGCAACTTGCAGATTGGGCAACCGAGAGTCTTTTTGCACCTCTTTTCGTAGTTCTTGAAGGTCGTGGATTTAAAGGTACAAAACCTAAATCTTTGCGCAAAGAGAAGTACAATCGTGTAGCAGTTCTTATTGGCGATACCATTAAATCTTCTGAAGGTGCTGCTCTTGGTACTCTAGCTGGAAAATTAGCTATCATTCCAGTTCAACGCAACGTTGGACGTGTGAAAGATGGCTCTTTGTTCCCTCTTGAGATGTATCTTGGAGAAAACACCGTTGAAGAATCATTCGGTCTTGTTTCTGATCTATACGATGCAGGCTACATCACTCCTCGCAAGTATGTAGGCAAGAGTGGCTACTACTTCGTGGATGATCAGATGGCTTGCGAGCAAACAGACGACTACTCGCACTTAACGTCTCGAAGAACTATTGATAAGGCTTATCGCATCGCATACAACGCTCTTCTTAACTTCATGTTAGATGAGCTCACAGTGAATGAAGATGGCACTTTACATCAAGGTGTTGTGATGGCTTGGCAACAAGAGATTGAAAATGCTATCAATCGTGCAATGACTGCAGCAGGTGAACTCTCTGCAACAGAAGCTGGAGAAGGTTGCAAGGCTTTCATTGATGCTTCGCAGAATGTTCTTGCTACAAGTAAGATTAATGTGACTATCAAAGTTAGACCATTCGGTTATTCACGCTTTATCGATGTGAACCTAGGCTTCTTAGTTGAAGAGAGTGGCAAATCAAAAGGTAAAAAGTAAAATAATGCAAGGTAGATTAAGTTCTACCTTGCTATAAAACTTAGAGATATGTTTAATTCAAGAGAATACGAATGGGCGGACATAACAGTTGTAATGGGTGGACGCAACATTACTGGCTTAAGAGGTATTAAATACAACATTAAGCGTGAAAAGGAATTGCTTCACGCAAAGGGTAATAAACCACATTCTGTACAGCGTGGCAACTACGATTACAGCGGTGAAATTAGCCTTGTGCAAAGTGAATATTTGGCACTTCGTGAAGCTGCTAAAGGTGATATTTTGAACACGTCGATAGACATCGTCGTTGCGTATGGCGACCCCTCACAGGGTGATGCTATGACTACAGACATTCTTATCGGTGTTGAGTTCACAGAAGATAATACAGAATGGAAGCAAGGAGACAAAAACCTTGAAAAGGCTATTCCATTCATTTTTTTAAACAAAAAACAAGCGTAAAAGATGAAGTTTACAAAAGAGCAAATTAAGGAGTGGAAAGCTAAACATGGTGAGCTTTTCGAAATCACGGTAGAAGATAAGAGTTGCATCTTGCATCGTCCAACTCGCAAGGATTTATCTTATGCTTCAGCAGTGAAAGATCCTATTAAGATGAGCGAAGTAATGCTGAATGCCTTATGGGTTGATGGCGATGAGGAAATCAAGGAGGATGACTCTTTGTTCTTGGCTGCAATTCAGAAGATGCAAGAAATCTTGGAGGTGAAAGAGGCAGAAATAAAAAAGCTCTAGAAGATGCTGAAGTAGATACTTCAGATGGTGTAGACATCCTTTTCTGGGACACGGTGCTCCGCTATTACCTTTCAATTGATCCAAACGAGATGCCCGACGAAGTTTGGGCGCAAACTATAAAAAATCTGAGTGAAATAAGAAAGCTAGAAAGTAATGGATAATGCTTTAAAATTTTTAATCAAGATAACTGCATCGCCAGGTAATACTTTGGCGACGGCTCGCCTTTGCGAGAAACAACTTGATAATATAAAATTAAAGTCTTTAGAGGCGAAAACTGCACTTACAAAGACATTTAATTTTAGTTCTTTCAAGTCTGGCTTGATGAGCATTCCTGGAATGGCTTTCTTAATGAACCCCACAACGCTCATCGGTGCTGGTATCGGTGCTGTTTCACGCTTAGGTGCACAAGCAGAAAGCACCGCTGTAGCGTTTAAAACACTTGTTGGAGATGAAAGTAAAGCAGGTGAAATGCTTAAAGAAATAGGCGACTTTGCAAACCATTCGCCATTCGGTAAAATGGAGCTCGTAGAAGGTGCGCAGCAGATGCTTAACTTTGGTATTTCAACCGAGAAAGTTTTGCCACTGATGAAGCAGTTAGGCGATATTTCAGGTGGTAATAAAGATAGATTCGCTTCTCTTTCACTTGTAATGGGTCAGGTTTCATCTACAGGTTACTTGATGGGTCAAGATTTACAGCAGTTTATCAACGCTGGATTTAACCCAGTTCATGAACTTTCAGAGATGACAGGTAAGTCTGTTGCAGACCTCAAAGACATGATGTCTAAAGGGCAAATCACTGCAGAGAATGTAGCACAAGCAATTGCACATGCAACTGGTGAAGGTGGAAAGTTCCACGGCATGATGGAAGCTAAAAGCCAAACCCTGGAAGGAAAGTTTTCAACACTTCAAGATACAGTTGTAACGAGTGCAGAAGAGCTTTCAAAAGGCATTAATAGCCCTATTGGTGAATTGGTTGATCAAATTACCGCCATTATTCCAACTATCACAAATGGATTACAGATGGTATTCAGGGCGTTTGGCGCATGCATCAAGTTTGTGATGAAGTTCAAAACCGAATTAGCAATACTTGGAGGAGTTGTGCTAGCTATCTTCACTATGTGGAAAGTCTATAATGCAGCGTTAGCAGCTTATTTGGTTGTGTCGAAACTTTGCCAGGCTGCAACTGTTATTTGGACTACAGTTCAATGGGCATTGAACGCAGCAATGACAACAAACCCTATAGGATTTGTGATTACTGCAGTTGTCGCACTTGTAGCAGCGATAGGATATGCCTGGGTTAAGTTTGCAGGATTTAGAGCCTTCCTGATCACCATGTGGGACACCATAAAGCAGTTCGGAAATATCCTCAAAGACTTCTTAATTGATAGAATAACTGACTTAGTAAAAGGCTTAGGAAGTGTTGCGACATCACTTTATAAGTTATTTAAAGGTGATTTCAAAGGTGCGGCGGATTCATTCTCTGATGGTATTAAGCAAATAAGCGGTTATAACGCTTTTAAAAAAGCTTATATCTCAACGTATGACACTGCAACTAATATCGGTGCAAATTTCAATAAGAACCTAAAGAATGAGCGAGCAAAAGACAAAGCTAAACAGGAAAGCAAGTCGGAGATTGCGGAGCCAGAAATAAAAGGTTCTGCAAAAACAACAAGTAACGAGGTTGTTTTTGGTGAAGGCAAGAAAGGTAAAGGCAAAAAAGGCAAGAAGGGCAAACATGGCAAATCAGCAGAAGAAATAGCAACAGGAGGAAAGCGTTCAACTGCTATCACCATGAACATTTCTAAATTCTTTGACACCATCCATGTTCACATGTCAGATAAAGCAGATACAGCAGAACTTGAAAGAGTAGTTGTACAATGCATTAATCGTTCACTAGCAATCGCAACATCAACAGATAGAGGCTAATTATGGAGTATAGAGAGATTTTAGATAAAGGCTTACCATTAAAGGTAGATAACAAGGCTCATCGCTTTGTTCTTGAAAATCTTGCCCTTCGAATTATCGGAGGAAAAGTGCCACCATACTGGCTTTTTCGTGAGATTGGTATTGCGAATGTCGACAGCGAAGATTACGATAGCATTAAAGCTTTAAGTGATGAAGAACTCGAGGGTATGGTGCGCACCAACGCACTTGGCATCCCTATGACAATGCCTCTTGAGCTTCGCATAGAAGAACCAGGTGCAAAGTCATGGTTGCTACCATTCGAGCCTATGATTAGTATCACAGGTAAAAACATCATTAAAAAGCGCAATGTGAACAAAGGTAGTGTTCGTGGTAGCATTAAAGAGAGATGGGCGCAAGACGATTACGAAATAACAATCGAAGGCGTTTTAATCTCTACAGATGGAAAATACCCCGAGCAAGATGTATCAAAATTGCGAAAGCATTGCGAAGCTGCATCTGTATCTTGTCTTTCACCACTATTGGAGATTTTTGGTATAAACCATATCGTAATTGAAGAATGGGAATTACCATTTACCAGTGGCACAGAGAACCAAAACTATAGTATAAAGGCAGTTTCAGACAACGACTACAAGTTGCTTTTGGGACGTGAAGAATATAATGGATTGCGAAACAAATAACCTGTAACTATGTACACACTAGACTTCGAAGTAAAAATAGGTGAATTCTATCTTGGAATGGTAGACAGCATCACCATTCATAAAAGTGTAGAATTACTTGCAGATACTTGCGAGATTGTTCTTCCTGCTGCTAGGCTAAATAAAGCTTTAGAGGTAGAAGAGCAAATCAAACGAGGAGATGAAGTGAGCGTTAGTATAGGCTATAAAGAAGTTGGAATAAAAGAAGAGTTTAAAGGCTATTTGCAGAGAATTTCAACAGATGGTGGAAGCATTAAACTCTTTTGCGAAGATGATTTGTTCCAATTTAGAAAGGACTTACCAAACGAAGAACTCAAGAAGATTTCACTTAGTGACTTGCTTTCAAAAGTGGTAAAAGGCATAGGCAAAAACTATAAAGTGAATTGTAGCTATACCTGGGTGTATGATAAATTCGTAATTCGAGATGCAACAGGTTATGATGTTCTAAAGAAGGTGCAAGAGGAATGCGGAGCAGACATCTATTTAAAAGATGGTGTTTTACACATTCATCCGCCAGGTGAAGTTGTAGGCAAAGAGCGATTTTACGATTTTGCAGTGAACATAGAAGAAGCAGAACTATCTTTTAAACGTGCAGAAGATAAGAAGGTGAAAGTTGTTGTAAAGGCGATAATGCCTGACGGCAAAGTGAAAGAAATAGAAGTTGGTTCTACTGGTGGCGAAAAAGTCGAAGTGAAATGTCATGCGTCAGATACTGCAAGTATGAAAGCACGTGGCGAAGCAGAAGTGAAAAGACGCACGTTCGATGGATACGATGGCAGTATTACGACATGGTTAATACCTGAATGCAATCCTGGTGATACTGCGAGCATTCACGATGGAGATTATACATACAAAGACGGCACTTATTTCGTGCGTTCGGTCACTACTGAATTTTCAGAAGGTGGAGGAAAACGCAAGGTTGAACTTGGATATAGATTAAGCTAATATGGACCAATACAAAGAACTCGCAACGCTAATTAAACAAGCCTCATCAGGAGGTAGTCGTGTAACAATTTTGCAAGGAATTGTGAAAGAAGTTAGCGGGGTAACATGCACTGTTGAGATAGGTAGTTTAACCGTTTCAGACGTTCGCCTTCGTGCTTCTGAAAAGCAAGAAGAAACGCAAATATTAATCACTCCTGCAATTGGTTCAGCTGTCATTCTTGCAAGTCTTTCAGGAGATATGACAAACCTTGTAGTAGTTGCAGTGGATGTTGCAGAGAGCATCACCATTAACGGTGGTAAACTTGGCGGATTAATCAATATTGAAGCCTTAACAGCAAAGCTTAATGAACTAGTTCAAGTGTTTAATTCGCACACGCACACAGCACCAAACGGACCGACAACGCCGCCTACAACATCAGCGAATCAACTGCAAAGAGCAGATTATGAAGATGAAAAAATAAAACATTGATGAGAGCTATAAAATTAAAAAACTTCGAGATAGATGTACAGCCAAAGTTTGACAATGAAGGCAAAATACTTTCA